GATCCACCCTCTCAAAACACTGCCCCAATACTTCTGGGCCGTGGTCCGAGGTGATAAGACGTACGAGCTCCGCCGTGACGACCGGGACTTCCGGGTGGGAGATCTGATCGAGCTGCACGAGTGGACACCACTCGGAGGCTATACCGGACGGACCCAAGCCGTGGAGATCACCCACATTCTGCGGGACGCTAAAGAGTACGGGCTGATGGACGGGTACTGCATTTTGTCCATCGGACCAATCACCTTACAAGGACGCCGGGAGGAGGGCAAAGATGGCAAAGACTGAGCTGGCCCCCTGCCCGTTCTGTGGTGGGGAGGCAATAATGAGCGCAGACAAAAACAAAGCTGGCCCTCGCTATTATGTCCGTTGCGGCAACTATACGTGCTCTGTAATGGCTTTCACATTGTGTAAGAAGACAGAGGAAGAAGCGGCCAAGGTGTGGAATAGGAGGGCGACGGATGGATAGACTGACGAACCCCAACTTGACAAGATCCTGCTGCGACCCGTGGGACTACTGCGGACTTGACAAGGACTGCAGGCGGGACTGTAAGGGCTGCAAACTGCCGGCCCAGATCTACCGGCTGGCCATGTACGAGGATTCAGGCTTTGAACCCGAGGAGATCGCCGCGCTGCTGGGGCAACAGGCCAAAACCGCAACCCCCGTCAGGAAACGGCAGCGGGTGGAAACCAGCGTCGCCGGAGACTATCGGGATGTAAACAAGCTGCTCGCTGGTGGCTGGCAGGTGGTACACGTGACCTCGATGGAGGGCTTCACATCCGCCACTCGCTTTTTCAGGCCCTACACGGAGTACCTGCTGGAACGGGAGGAAACGGATGGCTAAGATCAGCATAAACCTCAACGATAAGGTGCGCTTCAAGCTGACGGATCTGGGCCGGGAGATCTATTATCATCATGTTGCCGGCGCAATCAAACTTGGCGCTCAACTCACACCCGAATACCCGCGGGAGGACGCGGAGGGCTATTCCTCCATGCAGATCTGGGAGTTCCTGGCGCTATACGGTCCGCATATTGGTATAACCAAGCAGAACGTGATCGAGCCGCTGAACCTGATCGTGGACGTTCCGGACAGCAAGATCCCGGCGGCAAAGCCGGAGGAAGCGCAGGATCTGGATCTGGAACGCGAGTTCCAGCAAGCCATGGAGTGGCTGCGGCAGGAAACCATTGACAATCAGCGGGACCTGATCAACGGGCAGCGGGCATTTATCGACCTGCTCTTGCGCAAGCTAAAGGGGGAGGAGCCGGATGATGGGTATTAAAGAATACATGGAGCTGGTCATTCTGCGTTTTACGACGAAGCTGTACCGCGTTGTGGTCCAACGCCAGGCCGAAACGATCAAGCGGCAGCGGGAAGTGATTGACCTGCTCAAGAGAAAGAAGGAGGACGAGGATGGCGGCGTATGACGTTCCGACCCACCGGCAGCGCACCTGCGACGTCTGCGGTGCCGTGCGCTACGAGAAGGCACACTTGGTGAAGCAGCCCACCGGAATCAGTATCTGGGAGTTTGATCCGTCAGGCTTTACCGGCGTGACGGTGAATGTCCGGGACCAGCCCTACCTTCGGATGTGGGAAAAGGTGCTCTGTCCGGATTGCGCATGCCGGTTTATCTCCGGCGTCAATGCGCTCCTTCGGAAAGTGGACAGGGAGGAGGCCAAGAAACCGGATGAAACGTAAAAAGACCATCCGGGCGGGGCGGCTGGTGCGGACGGTGATCTACACGGTCCCGGCCCGCCAGGACCCGCCGAACGTCCGGAGCCAGCGCCGGCGTGCCTCCTCCGAGGCCCAGGCCAGGCTCAACGTCCGGACCAGCAGGGACAAGCTGGAGCTGCTGCTGGCGGCCAACTTCGGCGCCGGGGATCTGTGGGTGACGCTGAGCTACGATGACGCCCACCTTCCCCCGGACAAGCCGGGGGCGCGGAAGATCCTCCGGGGATTCATCGCCGCCCTCCGGAAACACCGGCGGGCCAGGGAGCAGCTGCTCCGCTATGTCTACTGCATTCAGGAGATCCTGGAGGACGGCAGCCACCGGCTCCACCACCACCTGATCCTCAACGGCGCGAGCTCAGAGGACGCGGAGATCATCCGGAGTCTGTGGCCCTACGGCAACGTGGACGTCAGCCCGCTGGACGACGACACCGCCGTCACCGCCATCGCCACCTATATGTGCCACGAGCCCATAGAGCACGGCAAGCCGAAGATCGGCGAACAGATGTGGACGCCGTCCAAGGGACTGGCCAGACCGGTGGAGACCACCGTGGACATCCCGGACGAGGATCTGACGCTGCAGGCGCCGCCGGAGGCCGTCACCGTGGAGAGCGACGGCCGGCGGACGGAGTTCGGGGAGTATTCCTATTTGAAATACTGGCTGCCGAAAGGCCGGTTATATCGAGCGCAATTTCAACCTGGGGGGAGGTCTTAACCTTTGAAACTGGAGCCCATAACGTGGCGCTATACCTTGACGAATAGCGGAAAAAGTGGTATACTGCAAGTAGTAAATGACTATGCGATCTGCCCCGTCTGCGGGCGGAAGAAGCTCGCCAGGATCACGCCCAGGACCGTCCTCGTGGACTGCGGCCTGTGGTGCAAGATCTGCGGGGAGGTTCGGATCTCAATCGAGCGAGAGCCCTGAGAGGCCAGTGCAACGTGTGTTGTGCTGGCCTCTTTTTGCGTTTCTGGAGGTGCTGCCGTGCGTAAGCCACTGAGACCGTGCCGGGCGCCCGGATGCGGCGTCCTCACCAGTGAGGGCTACTGTCCGGCGCACAAGCTGGAGCCAAGGCCCAGCAGCGACCGGAGCGCACCGAAGCCCTGGCACCGGCTGTACAAGCGGCCCGAGTGGCCCCGGCTTCGGGCGCAGCAGCTGACGGCGGAGCCCTGGTGCCGGGAGTGTGCAGCCGTGGGGCTGCGGGTGCCGGCCACCGAGGTGGATCACATCCAGCCGCACCGGGGAGACCTCCGGCTGTTCCTGGATCCTGGAAACCTGCAGAGCCTGTGCCACAGCTGTCACAGCCGCAAAACCATGCAGGAAAACCCCGAGATTTTCGGCGGCAATCGGCGGCGATCCGGCTGATGGCTCGGGCACGGGCGCGTCGTGCGGCGCCTGCGGGCGCGATCCGGGCGGGGATCTGATCCCCGGGTGGCCAACCCCTCCCCCCAGGGGCGGAAAATCGGGGTTTTTCGCCCAGGTACCCCGAGCCTTCCCACGGCACGAAGTTTTTTCCCCACCGGAAAAACAGGACCGAGAGCGCAGGAGGCCCGGGAGACCCGCAGGAGGCCCAGGGAGGCACGAAGGATGCCCTCAGCAGGGCGAACCAGGATGGAGGTGTTGCGGAATGGCTGGCAAACGGAGGCCCATGGATGTGAATCTGGCCGTTGTGAAGGGCGGCGGCGGAAAGCACTGGACAAAGGCGGAGATCGAGGAGCGGCAGCGCTCGGAGGTCAAGGCCGGGAAGCCCAGGAGCCTGACGCCTCCCAAATGGCTGAGTAAGCCGGCGGCGAAGCTGTTCCGGGCATACGCCAAGGAGCTCCTGGCGCTGCCCGGGGATGTGGTGTCCAAATTGGACACGGGAACCCTGGCCCGGTACTGCGACTGCGAGGCCACCTACGGGGAGGCGTCCAGGCACAAGGAGATCTGGATGGCGCAGCTGAGCGCTCAGATCCCGGACCTGAGCGGCGGCGGAGAGATTGCCACCCAGGATGAGATCCACGAGCGGGAGAAGGAATACAGCGAAGCCCAGGCGCAGCTGGACTACTGGACCGGTCAGATGGCCAAGATGGAGAAGATCTGCCGGGGATGCGCCACGGAGCTGGGCATGACGGTGTCCAGCCGGTGCCGCCTGGTAGTGCCGAAGGTGGAGGAGGCGCCGGAAAATCCCATTGAGGAGCTTCGGAGGCGCTTCCAGGCATGACGGCAGCAACCTCCGCGACCACGGTCTTCTCCCCTGCTGCTGCCGACTTCGCCTGCGGATTCCTGGAGCTTCTGACATTCTCCAAGGGCGACTTCGCCGGGAAACCGTTCCGGCTGCAGGACTGGCAGCGGGATCCCCTGCGGGAATTTTACGGCACCCTGTCCCTGGAGCCGGGAGACGATCCAACAGGGCAGAAGGCCCGGATGTACCAGTACCTCTACCTGGAGATCCCCAAGAAAAACGGCAAGACGGAGCTGGCGGCGGGTCTGGCCCTCTACCACCTGCTGGCCGATGGGGAGAACAAGCCGGAGGTCTACCTCTGCGCGGCGGATCGGGACAACGCTTCCATCTGCTACAACGCCATCGTGGCCATGATCGACAACGCCCCCTGGCTGCAGCAGCTGGTGAAGGTCCGGCCCAGCCGGAAGGAGGTCATCCGGAACAGCGACGGCGGCTATATCCGGGTGCTGAGCGCCGAGGCCTACAGTAAGCACGGCTACAGCCCCAGCTGCGTGA